CAAATTATTTTAACAACAGATTAAATTATTAAAAAATGGCAGTAACTATTACACAGGCTTCCGATTCTATTAGTAGAGTAGAGGAAGTATTTTTGGAAGCGGTTTTACAAGCAGCATCTTTTGATGCAGGTTTTGGAATTAAGCAAATACAAGGCACAAGAGATAAGTTCTCAATGTGGGAAATGACAACAGGAACAGACATCGTTCAAGCGTATGCAGCAGCTCCTTCAGAAGCAGGTACAGCAGCAATCAGCGATACGGAGTTTACGATTGACAAAAAGTCAATTAACCTACCATTACCTTACGATTTGTTCAAGAACACCGAGTGGAAAGAAGCAGTAGCTAACATTCACGCAATGGGTATTCCTGAAGAGTTGAAAGTAGCAATGGTTTCAAACATTTCTGAGAAAGCATTGAAAGTAGTTGAAAGCGAATTGTGGAGTTCTAATGCAGGAGCAACAGGCGACCCTACGGCAACTATTAACGGATTCTGTAAATTAATTAATGACAAGCTAACTGCTGCATCATTAACAGGTCAAATCCTTTCAGGTGCTAATTCATTAGTTGACCCTACAACAATTCAAGCAAGATTCAATGCAATGGTTGACGTTATTCCAACTGCATTATTAAACGAGCAACAAGATGTATTCTTCCACGTTTCTCCTGCTACGGCTTGGGCATACAGAAGAAGTTTACAGACTCAAAACATGGCAGTATTGTCAAGTGAGCCAACTAACTTCGGTGGATTCGGAATCAAAGTAGTACCAAACTTAAATTCAAGATGGGCGGTACTTGGTAAGACTTCCAACTTAGGAATAGGTTTACCATCTGCACCAAATGATATTATTTCGTTAGACGTAATTGACCAAAGAGATAACTTGAAAAATCAAGCTAACATCTTCGGTAACTTCGGATATGGAGCAGGAGCAGTTACAACTGATTGGGTTACTTACGAGGACACTTCAGCATAATTTATATTTTTGGGGAATGATTAAGTTCATTCCCCTTCATTACTAAAACAAAAACTATGTCTTGTACATTAACATTAAGTGCCTACAAAAGAGGTTGTGCAACTCCTTCAGGAATTGATTCAATCTACCTTATAGATCACGAAGCGAGAAAAAGTTCAGAAGTTGTTTTTAGTATCACAAACGGAGCATTGACAATTACAAACGCAGGTTCGTTAGTTCCTGCGTATCACGTTGAGCCTGTATTTAATACTTCAACAGTTACGACACCTATTACTTCAGATGCTACTTCTAATGCTTTCAAATATGACAGAAACTTAGAATTTAAGTTGGATGGGTATGATGCTTCAATTTCTACTTTGACTGAAAACTTGGTAAAAGGTAGAACGGAAGTTTTAATCAAATGGGTAAACGGAAGCTACACTTATATGGGCAACGAAAGAGGTTGTTCAGCAACAGGTAGTGATGCAGGTACTTCAGGAACTGCTTTATCAGATGCTAAAGGAGTTACTTTGACCTTGATGGAAGAAGCTACTGCACCAATGCCAATGGTTGACTTCGCAGAATTTAGTGCTGCGTTTGCAATAACTGAACCTGCTTAATATGTATTTATTTGGGAATTACGAAGGCTCAAAATCTAAGTTGATTATTGACGCCAAAACAAAAAAAACGGAAATTGAAAAGTTTCTAAAAGAAAATCCTGAATTAAAATCATATATTACCAACAAAGAAAAGGTAATTGCTCAGTATAAATTGATGGGTTTGGAATTACCAAAAGTAGAAATTAAGACTAAAAAGAGTGGTTCTAAAAAAAGGTAAGTACCAATACAAAAGGGTAGCATTCGAAATTACGGATGCTACCACTTTTAAAAACATCAAATGGGTTCTTGACAAATTTCCTGAATTAGAATCAGTAATTTTACAGAATCCAAAACCAAAAAAGAAAAAGGTAAGTGATAACGATAACGAAGAATCAGGTAAGTCCGATAAGAGTAAGGCTAAATCAGAGTAACGTAGTTGGTGATACAATTACAATTACGCTTGATAGTCCTTCACGAAGTCAGCTTGTTTTTTCTTCAGTTATTACAACCATAAGCGATGGGTATTATTCCTTTGATTTAGATGTAGCAGATACATCTCAATTGATAGATGATACCTATTTTTATACCATATCGCAAACAGATGTGGATTTAAAAAAGGGAGTAGTTAGATTCTTAGAAGATACAGATACTAATAATACTTTTGATTATACATTAGATTTCACATTAGCGTAATGAAGATTCAATTATCAAGATATAAGACTAACGCAATACAAGGACAAAGAAGGTTAAGCACCTACTATCCAAATGCGTTTGACAACCTTTTCTCTAACTACTTAAATTCACTTTACAACAATAGTCCAACGCACCAATGTATTATTGATGATTTGGCACAACAAATTGTTGGTTTAGGATTAACCTGTGATGATAAAGAAAAGGATGCAAAATTGCAGGAGTTCTTTAAAAAGAAAAACTTGCTTTCTATTGCTTCAGGTTTATTAGTTCAGGAAAGTCTTAGCTTAGAGATTCGCAGAAATCCATTAATGGAAATCAAAGCGGTTGAAAATATCAATGTAGCACATTTCAGAGTAGTAGAATTGGAGGATGGTTATCCTTGCAGATTTAGCTATAAGGAAGATTGGAATCCAAAAAGTCCAATTTACAACTACAAAAATACATACATAAATTCTTACAATAACGAAGAAGCAAAGTCACTTCTTTACTATTACGATAGCGGAACTTTTAACACACCTTACGGTAGACCTAAATACCTTTCAGCAGCAGATGCTATTGAGTTAGAAATTGCGATTTATATGATGCATAATCATGGAGCGCAGAATGGTATGTTCCCTTCAATGATTATATCAAAAGAAACAAGTGGAGATGCTGAGATTGACAAACAAGATTCGGTTGAAACGCAAAACCAAACAACAGGAGCAGCAAACGCAGGTAAGGTAATAACAACCTTTTACCGACAAGGTGGTAATGCTCCAACCTTTTCAACGCCTAACTTAACAGGCATTGATAAGATTTATGAGAACCAATATGAAACTGCTGAGATTGGGATCTTAAAGGCTCACAGAATACCATCAGCTAATTTAATTAGTGGGTTAAATTCTAAAGGTTCGGGGTTTACTTCGGAAACTGAAGAACTTGCATTTGCTACTGAGCGAATGATGGAGAAGATAATCATTCCAAGAAGAGAACAAATCCTTGAAATTCTAAGTCCAATATTTGCAGAATTAGAATGTGAAGATGTAAGGTTTAAAGAAGTGAAAGAAAAGCCTACTCATATAATGCCTGATGGAAGCGTAATGGATGGGGAAGTTCATACAGAGGTAGTTGAAGAAGAATTAACTGTTAATGATTCTGTAAAGAATTTGACAGGCAGACAGATGCAAGGGATTGAAAGAATAGTGCGAAAGTATGGAAAAGGGGAACTGACAGAACCACAAGCTAAATTGATGCTTCAAAGTGGTTACGGATTTAGCGAAAGCGAAGCAAATATTTGGTTACAAATTGAGGAACAAGTTCAAGAAAACCTTTCTAAAATAGAATTATCTTACAACGATTATCCGAAGTCAGCAAGTAACAATGCACAAAGAGCATTGGATTGGGCAGAGAAAAACGGATGGGGAAGTTGTGGAGAAGCAACAGGAAAGAACAGAGCAAACCAATTAGCTAAAGGCGAAAATATTTCAAGAGATACCATTGCAAGAATGGCTTCTTTTAAAAGACACCAACAACATAAAGACGTTCCTTACTCAGAAGGTTGTGGAGGTTTAATGTGGGATGCTTGGGGAGGTACTTCGGGAGTTGAATGGGCGATTAATAAACTCAAAGAAATAGACAAAGAAAAGTTAAAAAAAAAGGACTTTGACGATGAGCAAATGCTTGAAGCATTAGCAGGAGAAAAGATAGACTTCCAAGAGTGGGAATTAGTTGATGTAAGAGAGGCAAACGGAGAAAGTATAGAAGATTGGGCAAACAGTTTGATAAAGCCTAAGAAGTCATCTATTGAGCGTTTAGCAGACTTTATTAAGTCAGCACCAAATAAGGAAAGCGTTCTTGACAAAGATTATTACAAAGTTCGTTACACATATCAAGAAAAATATTCTTCAAACAATAGCAGACAATTCTGCAAAACAATGATGGGTAGAACAGGAAACGGTGTTGTTTATCGCAAAGAAGATATAGATAAGGCTTCTGAAGATGGTGTAAACAATCAGTTTGGTCATAATGGTCAAAACTATTCTTTATTCAGATACAAAGGCGGAGTTCAATGCGGTCATTTTTGGCAAGAAGAACTTTATAGGTTCAAAAGTAAAACTGAAAAATACCTTTCAAGAGGGAAAGAAGTTGACAATATTCCAAGTAAATACAAACCAAAAAGAACATCTGCTCAAAGAGATGCAAAGAAAGCACCAAGAGATATGAAAGATGGAGGAGCATATCCTAAATAAATTTTATAAAATGGCAGTAACAATACCTTTATTAATTGGATTAGATGACCTAAAGTTTTATTTGGGCATTACAGAAAACTTTGATTCAAGATTGCTTGAACCTTTGGTAATTCAATCCACAGACCTTGCAGCGCAGAATGTACTCGGAACTGCTTTAATGATAAAGCTGAGAAACGATTACAATTCAAACACCTTGACAGGTTTGTACCAAGAGTTGTACGATAGCGATAAGGCTTCAGTAATGAAGATGATTATTTGGCAAACGTATGTTATGGCTTTGCCGAGAATGCTATACAAGATAGGAGCAGAAACTATTTCCATCGGAGATACAGACGAAGTAACTTCAATAGGTTCTGACGAGTTGGGAAATATGCAAAGGCAAGCAACTGCAAGTAAAGTATTTTACGAGAATCAAGT